AATATTGTTTAAAATCATAATTCATATAATGGGTTAGAATTTAAAGACTCAATTTCATCCAATAATTTTTTCTTATTATTTGGATCTGTAAAATTGAAATTGCGTAATGTTTCTAGAACTTCCATATTGGATTGATTATGACGATTGAATTGTTCCAATTCTATATTAATCATTCGAACAATTCTATATTTTAAATCATCCTGTTCTTTTCTATATTTATATTTTAAGTCTAAGAATCTTTGTTGATTTGATTGAAATAGTGAAAGTATTTCTAAAGTTTTATTTAAAATTCCATACAGTTTATTTCTATCAAAATTTGGATTATTTTTATTTGCTGGGTTGTTTAAGCTTTGCTCAATAAAGTTAATAGTGGATTCTAACGTTAAAATATGTTTTTGAACGGCAGATACTTGAAGATCTAAATAATTTATATCATTGGATAAATTTTGTGTCTCATCCGTAAACTTGGGAGTAATTATATCGTTATCAGTAGCAAATAAACCGTCTTCATTTAGCATATCTTTAAACTCGAAATTTCAATAGGGAATGGGTTAATTAAATCTTTAGTAATTGGGTATGATTTTTTACTGCCAATATTGTATGAAAGAGTTATGTGAAATTTATTTATTAATGGCATTACTGGAATTTGTAAAGTATTTATTAGATGATTTCTAAATTTATTTAATTCATAGCTCGAAAATTCCAAAACCATTAATCTCTTATCTGGATTTTCTTTTTTATTAGAATACCAGGTCATAATAGTAAAATTTTCCATATCATTAATATCAAATTTAATATCATATATTCCTTTTGGTATTTTGATTTTATTGGGAGTAGTAAATAAACTAATATGAAACGACTCTTTTTTTACTGGATTAGGGACATTATATTTCTTTATTAGATTATTTAATTTCATAGCAGTAGCTTTAGAAAGGGATACTGAAAAGTAAAAAGAATCCATTTCTGTAATTAAGCTTTTTACTTTATTTATTAACATTGCTTTAAATACGGCATGCTAGTGCATAATTTATTCTTTCGTCCAGCATAAACTTGACGAACTATTGGGTTAGGATCTTGAATTTTTCGGTCGAAAGAATCCAATATATGAGATGCTTTTGCATTCATAGTTTTAATTCGTCCAATTATTCCGGCTGTTTTGGTTGGTACAATACCGACTGCATCTTCTACTGCATCGTTTACTGCGTCTTTAATATTAGTAACGGTTGCCTGTTGAGCACCTTTCATAATAGACGGATTGTCTCCTACTTGTTTAATTGTTTTGGCTAATATTTTACCAGCGCTAATAACGCTTCTGGCTCCGGGTAAAGCCATTTCAACACCAATATTAGCAATATCACCTAAAGCAGCTTTACCAAGTTCTTTTTTAACCGTTGGATTGTTTGTTTGCACTGGAGCTATAGCTATTTTCTTTATTTGAGAAATTTTAGATAACTGACGGAATGGAGTATGTCTATTAACTTCTTCTATGAGAGAAAATATTTTATTTATTAACATTTTTGACTGTCATTTCTAAAAAAATCTTTAATTGATTTAAAAAAATATAATTATTGATTGATAAACTATCCATCGTAATAGGATCTACAAACTGTCCATGGCTTAATGAATAAGTTATTTTCTTAGCTATATTCATAGCTAAATTTGCCGATATTTCTGTTGAAAGGTTTTTAGAAAATTCTAAAAATAACACTTCGTAAATAGAATTATACATTAATTTCTTAAAACTTTCATCGAATATAGTATTCTGAGAAGTTATATGAAGTGAACGTAAAAGCTTATATATTAATGGAAGTTTCTCTCGTATTAATTCTAATTTATCGTCATTTTCAAAAGTAGATAATATACTTACCTTATCATCAGTGGTTGTAGTTTTGTTTAATGTATATAAGTGTATTTTTTGTAATTCATTTGATATTATTTCTTTTTTTAATTTATTATAATTTTGTAAAATTCGGGTATATGTATTTGATTTATCGCATAATTCTTGTATTCTAGTTATTTTAATACCGTCTTCGTATATTCTTAATCGTGTAGATATTGGCAAAACATCCTCCTTCTTTAATACGGAAGGTTCAATTTCAAAAGATGAAAGTCTAGTGGTTTTATTTTTTAAATAAGAATATAATAAATATCTAAAATTTATTCGATAATGTGAGCGAATATCTTCAATATATAATGGGTCTGTATCTAGAAATAAAGTGTTTAAAAATAAATTTAATAAGTCATTTTTTATAACGGCGGGTTCACTATTATAAATCACTAAATAAAAATCAATTACATCCTTACACTTATCCTTAACCTCATTATATACTACACGCACAGTAGATTTCAATAAAGATCTAGCTTCTTTCATATGAATTGAAATAATTGAAACCATATTCGGAAAATAAAAATCATTATAAAAATCAGTAGGTTCAAGTTTTAAGTACTCTTCATTATACTCGTGTAATGAATGTGCTATTAAGTATAAGGTATGTAATTGTCTTTTAAGTTGATCAACAACTATATTATCATCAAATCGTTTATAAATTTCTAAAAGCTGCCTTATTTGCGGTAAATTAAATTGCGATTTAAATTCAGTTCCAAATAAATTAACAAAAATTATTTTTAATGTAGTTGAATCAAAGTTTGATTGCGTTATATAATTCATTTACTAAAAACCTCTTACCTAAATTTGAAAGATGTATGGTTGAATCTAGGTTAGGAGTAAATTTATATAATTTACTCATTGGTCTGATTATATTTTCGAAAATCTTTTTATATAACAATCTAGTATATACATCACGAGAACTATCCCCTATAATCATTACATATAACATATCAGGATCGCTTGGATAGATTACATCTATCGGTCTTGGATTATGTATTATATAATCTCGATTATAGTATTCAACAACAAAATGCCAAGGAAGTAATGAATCACCATATAATAATTTAAACTGCTCATATATTAACTGCAGATTGATCTTATTATCATCATATATTGGTTTTGGTATTGGAAACATTTTATTGTTGAATGAATCAGTAATAATAATTCCTTTTACATTTGTTCGGCGAGTCTCGTAATAATTATTATATTTCTGCGGGCGATTTTGTTCCATATCCACTATTATCTGCAGCAGATCCAGCAGCTCCAGGACTACCTGGACCACCTCCACCTAAGCTACCGGCAGTAACCGCGCTACTTATCATGCCATTTATCATGCCAGCGGTAACTGTACCTTTTAAGTTAACTGAACCACCATCAATATTAACAGAAGAACCTTTATTATTGACAGCACCACCAGAATCTAAATTTATATTCCCACCTCCTTTGATATTAAAAGCACCACCACTTTTAAAATTTATATTACCACCAGCAGAAAAATTAACATCAGCACCAGCACTAACATTTAAATCTCCAGCGGAATATATATGGATACCATCTCCATTCAATACTATTTTTGCAGATTTACCATTTGCATATAGATGTACGGAATCCCCAGGAACAGATTTAGACCCAGTAGTCATTACAAATACATGCTGGTTACCTTCCGTAGTCATAACATTGTATACCTTATCTCTATCATCCATTTTTGCTTTATGTGGAATTGCATCTAGACTTTTATCATGGTTAATTTCTACAATAGCACCAGAATTAAAGTCATTTTCACGAAATAAAATACCAACGTCAGTACCAGGTAAAATAGGTGCATAATGTAAACCCGAATTATTTACTTTATTTTTACACCATATTCCTTTTATATTTGGAATCTGATGCATTAATTCAGCTATCCATACACGATATCTTCCTTGATTTAATGGGTCGATATCTTTTAATATTATTCCATTAAATCGCTGTTCCTTTAATGCTCTAGTCACTTTGAACTCTCTTTATATCTGAAATATATGTAAATTTAGTAAGTTTTTCATAGGAAACTTTATTAAAATATGGAATGATTAAAGTTTCAAGTTTTTCTTGTAATTGTCTATTAACTAATAATGGCTTATAAAACTCAACAGAGTGTAAGGATGATAATAATGCGGCTAGCAAATGTCCAAAATTAGAAGTTATAGATAAAAAACTAACTACTTTTAACTGATTCAGCATCTGGTATATTAAATTATTTGGAGTATCAAATATAATTTTAAGATCAATAACAATCTTTAAAATATCTTTAATATTTGAATATTTTGAAAAATAAGCTTCAGATACATATGAAGATACTTCTTTACGTGAAGCTGGAGCTATTAATAATAACGCTTTCTCAGATGCTAAAGATGGATGCATGTTTAGAAAATGCCGATAATATAAACCTGCAACACAATACTTTAATAAATCTACTTTTTTCTCAACCATTACAGGTATTCGTAATGTTTTTAGTAATAAATAGGTATATATTTGTATTATAATTTCATGAATTTCAAAATTTTTAGAAATTTCTGGAAAACTTTTATCAATTAAACGTATAAACTGATAATAACATTGAACCACGGCCTCTTCAATATTACCAATAGAAGAATCTACTACATCTATATCAAAAGCTGAAGATTCTAATATAACGCAAATAATTTTATTAGATTCTGAAATTGAAGCAGCTCCAAGAATATTTATAGTTTTTTTACTATTTATGCCAACAAGTATAGCATTACGATCTATTAAATTTAAGCATACCTCTTTGGTAGGACCAGAAATTTTATTTAAATATACTTTAAATTGATCATCAATAGATGAATAATATTCTGAGTGAATTTCTTTTCTAGGAAGTACTACAAATAATTTTTCTAATTTTATTAATATATTTTCAGAATCATCTTCTTTATTGGCAAGAACTTGAGAATATGCTACTAATTTTTCTGTCATTTAAAAAAACTCCAAATACAAAGGTTTTAAACTTATATCTATATATTTAAGACTAGAGGCTTAAAACCTTATAGATACTATTATATGAGGGAGAGATAACTACATTATCAAGTTTATCTGGTTTAAACTCAAAAATACTTTTTACATTATTTACTAATAATATAATTGGATATAATTCAAAAACTCCATATTGATCTAAACAAAATTTATGTGGGTTATATAACCAATTATGTTTGAAATTTACTTTTACTGAGGATTCAATTAAATAATCTAAATTTATATAGAATTTATTGTTGAAAATATTGCCGTTAAACTCAGCATATATCTTTCTTATATTTTGAGATGTGTTATTTATCTCTCTTGCAAGGTTTGCGTTTATGGACATTTAATATAGATATAATAAATCGTAATTTAATTTTTAATTTATCGGAGGGGAAATGAGAATTAAATACCCAGCTTTTTTTGAAGAAAAAGGCCATTTAATTACTGTATCATTTAGAGATATTCCATGGATTTTAATCCAAGAAGAATCAAAATATGAAGCAGAAATTAAGGCAACGGAATGTCTAATTGAAATGATGGATATTTGTATTTCTAAAAATATAGATTTCCCATTAGTGTCCAGAAAACTCCCAGAAGAAGTATATCTGGAAGTTGAATTTTTTAACCAAAATAATGAGATTAAAAAAGATGAAAATTAATGAAATGTATCTGAGATCTGGAAAGGTATTTTCGAATGTAGAAGTATTCAATATTGATAAGCATTGTTTCTTTATTGAAGGAGACAATAGCTCATCTGTTTTTATGGTATTTAAACATGCTGTAGATGGATGTGATGGTATTCCTCATGATAAATTAAATGAGAATGGGGATCCAACAAAAAATCAAATAGCGTATTTAAATAAATGGAGCCGGTCCAAAGAGGTTGTTAAGATCTCGATTAGCGGCAAAATTATTGAATCCAGCATATGGAACTCGAAAGACCCGTTTGTTTTGTTTTTAACCCCAACGAGGTTTATATCTAAAACCCGTATTGATTACATTGAGGGTGACAAATAATGGAACTTAGCGAACATAAAGCAAAATCATTAAATGAATTAGAAATGTATATCGCGGGGGTAGTTGGATTACAGCTTGATAAGAAAGATGTTGCTATTCCATTTCTACAGGGAGCGCCGGGTTGCGGTAAAACAGCCTTAATAAAATTTTGGTGTAAGAAATACGGATGGAATCTCTTATCCATACATTTTGCATTAATTCCAATTGAGGAAATATCGGGCATTCCAAACCCAAAAGAAATTAATGTAAATGGAAAAATATATGCAGGAACTGAATGGACATACCCTGAAATATTAACCAAGCTATATCTATTAGACCAGAAAAAACCCACAATCTTATTCTTAGATGATTTTCATCTTTGTTCACCAGATCATTTAAATCTGGGGTTCGAGATGTTTACTAATAGAGCAATTCGTGGGTATGATCTTCCTGAAAATGTTGCTTTTATTCTGGCAGGTAATGCAAGTAGTAAAGCTGGAACAAAGACAGGAAATTCAGCAATCATTAATAGATGCTCCATAAATCCAGTATTTATGGATTTCAACTACTGGAAGAAAAGCTATGCGGTTCCTCATGGAATAAATTACAAAGTGCTGTCATTCCTTTCAAATGAAAAGAATCGGAAGTTCTTTCATATGGATGAAATGACAAATAAACCATGGGCAAGTCCTCGATCATGGACAAGATTTAGTGAGGTATTAAACCCTTTAGAGGAAGCTTTAAAGAATAATATCCCGTTTAGTGATTTGATGTATTTTGCAGAAAGTCATGTAGGGGCTGAGGCGGCTTCTGAATTTACAGCCTATTATAAACTGTATTTAGAAACCGAAATGGATAAAGTATTTGATGGAAAGAAAGCTATTGAAATTCCAGATGATATGACAGGGCAATACATATATGCATTATCTTCAATTGGAGAATTTTTTAATCGCTTAACAACAGCGAAAGAAAATAAAAAGGATGAAGAAAAACTATATGATATATTAGCAAATATAGTAATTTCTATTGGAAAGAAATCTCTATCAATTGCTACCGTAGCAAGCAAGGAGTTAGTTGAATCATCTAATCTTAATAATTACATGAAGTTTAAATCTGCGTTAAGTCATATTGATAAGGAGATCACCAATAAGATTAGTAATGAAATACGTTTAATCTAAAAAAGTGTTTACCCAGTCTCTATAGTAGAGGCTGGGTAATTTTTGTTTTTTATATAGGTGTAAATGAAATGACTGCAGAAGAAAAAATCCATCTTGCCGTTTTAAAAATTCTTAATAGATCAAGTCTAAAATTATTTGGATGTTTGATTTATAAATTTGAATTAATAATATTGGACGAACCTGGAACCGCCATGTGTTCTATAAACCAACAGACAAAAAAACCGGTAATAACATTCTTTCGAAAATTTATAGATAAAGAAATTGAAAATGTAGAAGGGATGATATACTTAATCCTGCATGAAATAATTCATTTTGTAGATGGGCATTTAAATAAGTGTCGTATTGATAATAAAGATCCTAGAATATTTAATCTAGCGGCGGATCATATCATTAATACAATGTTAGATAATGACTGTAGTAACTTAGGTGCATTAAAGGGAATCATAATTCCCCCATCTAATAGATTTATTATACCAGAATTAATAAATACTCCAAACCTCACATTAATGGAAGCTTATGAGTATTTAATGAATAATATTAAAAGGATTTCTTTTGAAGAATTTGACGGGATGGTTAATGTATATATTGATAATGAATATAAAGGTAAAATATCTTTGGATTTACCAGAAAAGGGTTCTGAGGCGGAAGGTTCAGAAGAATTATCTACAGAGTTAAAATCTGAAATTAGAGCAATAATAAACAATATAATAAAACAACAAAAAGGAGCACATTCAGGAAAAATTTTTGAATTTCTTAAAAACATATCTAAGTTAGAAATATCTTGGGATATTCTATTAGAGAATGTAATACAAACTTCATTAATTAAATCAAATAATAATAGATCCTGGAAGAATATTAAGAAGAAAATTCGTCATTTAGGTATAAAAATACCAAACAATAGTAAAGAGGTTATTATGGATAATTTATATATTATCATTGATACTTCTGGTTCTATGTCTAATATAGACCAAGGGAAGTTTGTTAATTTAATAATACAATCAATAAATTTCTTTAAGCATATTGTTATTATACAACATGATGTAAAAATACAAAATATTCTTAATGTAGATAGGGAAAATTTTGAATATTATAAAGAAGAAATATTTAAAATATATGGTCGCGGGGGTACAAGCCATCTACCAGTATTTAAATATATTGAAAATATGTTTTTCGAAGAAGAGGAAAAAATTGGGTTAATTATTTTAGCTACTGATTATGAATCAGATATTGATATTTACTGGAATAATTTTGAATTTCATAAATTCATTCCTGTAAAAGTATTGTGTAATTCAAAAAAGAAGATTAGTAAAATGGTAGACCCAAAACCAATTTACTGTTAAAAAATACCGCCGTTATAAATTTTTATGTTTATAACGGCGGCTTTCTATTTTTCCTTTTCTTTTAATTCATCAAATTTATTTGGTAATAGTATTATTATGAGTGAGGTTATCGCAATAACCTGCGTAGGGCTAAGAGATAAGCCGAAAGAAGTAACCAATACGGTTAAAGCCGCCCATGTAGGGCCTTCATATAATCTTTTTTGTATAAACTTTTTTAAGGTTGATATATTCATTT